TTCTCAGTAGGGTTAGGTTCGCTTAGCCTTACTGGGATACCCAGGAAAATATCCTAGGGTGGCAGATGGATTTGGTGCTCGCCCCGTTTATCAGATTCATCTGCCTTTACCTTAAGAGAGAAGTTATGAAAAGAATTAAAAAGATTTTTAGAATTAAAAAAGAAACAGCAACTGCAACTCCTAAGATGGAGAAAGCAATGTTGCCTAAGATGGAGAAGAGGAGCAAATGAGTAGACCTTTACTTAGCACTAGTACTCAACCTACTAATGTATACACAACTTTGGCAGATGTAAGAAATGCCTTACAAATTGAGGATAGCCTTGATGATAATGACATTCAAGCAGCAATCCTTGCTGCAAGTCGTATGATTGATGACTACTGCCAAAGAGGATTTTATCAAGAAGGAACTCTTGCATCTCCAGTAGTTAAATATTACACACCTGTAAGTCCGTGGTATCTAGAGATAGATGATCTTATTCAACCTACAGAGGTAGCATCAAGAGCAAATCAATCTGGACCATTTTCAACAATATGGAATTTAGATACAGATCTTATGTATGAGCCTATTAATAATCCAGAAATAGGAAGACCTGTAACTAGACTATTAGCAGTTACAACATATGTCTTTCCTTATTTCTTTCCACAAACAGTTAAGATAACTGGAGTTTGGGGTTATTCATCAATTCCATATGAAGTAGAATTAGCCTGTAAGATTCAGGCAGCAAGATTATTTGTTAGAAAGCAATCTCCGTTTGGTATTGCAGGCTCTGTAGAATTAGGAACAGTTCGTCTTAATTCTCGCCTTGATCCAGATGTTGAGATGCTACTAAAGATATTCCGTAGAAACTTTGGTCTTGCTTTCTAATGATTAATATTAATGGCGTAAGAGACGCACTCAAAGCCAACCTACAGACAATAACAAACTTGAGAGTCTATGACTTGATTCCAGATGTTGTTGTTCCACCATGTGCTGTAGTTGGACAATTAGATTTCACATTTGATATTGACAATGCTCGTGGCTTAGACCAAGCATCTGTTGATGTTTATGTGATTGTTCAAAGAATATCAGAAAGAACAGGACAAGATAAACTTGATCTATTCTTAGCAGGTAGTGGAACAGGTTCCATCAAAACTGCTTTAGAATCAGATAGAACATTAGGTGGCCTTGTTGATACACTCAGAGTTATAAGTGCAGACAGTGGTACTTACACATCTGGTGAGCAATCTTTCTTATCATATCGCTATAACCTCACAATTTGGGGCTAAGGAGAATAATGGAATATACAGTAATCTCAAACACACAAGTTTGCGGTAAGGTAAAAGATGAGAAACTTACCAAAGATGATATACTTAGTGCAGGTGGAAATGTTGAACATCTTCTTGCAGCAGGTCATATCATATCCGCAAATGCAGTAAAAGCAACACCAGTAGTAAAAGAAGTACCACAAGTAACACAACAGGAAGAAGTTCCTGTTTTTAATCTAGATAACGAACAAGGAGAAGAATAACAATGGCCAGATTAGTACTAACCAATGTTGAAGTAACAATCGCAGGCGTAAGCCTAGCAAATCATATTGCATCCGTAACGCTTGGAAGCACATATGATGTTTTGGAAACAACAGCCTTCAAAGGTGGAAATGTTCCAGACGCAGCAAAACAGCGTATTGCAGGACTTGTTGATAACTCAGTAACACTTGAGTTCCATCAGGACTTTGATACATCATCAGTAGAACAAACAATTTATCCACTATTGGGTACAGAGGTAGCACTTAGTATTCAGCCAGTAAATGGTGCAATCTCTGCAACAAATCCAGAGTACATCATGGACGGAACAAATGGATCAGGTAAGGTTCTAATTTCAGAATGGACACCTCTAAATGGTGCAGTTGGCGAACTTGCTACTGCTTCAGTTACATGGCCAATCTCTGGTGGAATTTACAAGAAGACTGCTCCGTAACAAATGGGCAAAATAGTCTTAACAAATGTCAGGGTAAAAATAGGTGCATCGCCTGGAACACTCTATGATCTTAGCGATCATATAAGTTCCGTGCAATTATCTACTGTCCATGACCTTTTTGAGACTACCGTTATGGGAGATGTTTCAAAAAGACAACTCGCAGGCCTTGCTCAAAATACAGTAAGTTTTGATTTTCAGCAGGACTTTGCAACAAATGAAGTTGAATCAGTAATATATCCACTAGTAGGCACTGTGGCTTATTGTGAAATAAGACCAAATGCAGATGCTATTACAAGCACTCAAAATCCAATATACGAATTTGAAGTGGTTATCTCAGAATGGACCTCGTTATCTGGAGCCGTTGGTGAATTATCAACTGCAAGAGTTTCGTGGCCCATTTATGGAGATATAACAAAAACAACAACCTAATTGAAAAGGGGCAAAAATGGACGGACTATACATAAAGGTCAAAACAACAGATGGAACTGAAGGAACATATCCTTTGAGACCAAAAACAATTGTTGCTTTTGAACAAAAGTTTAACAAGGGCTTTGCTAAACTACTTACAGAGGATCAGAAACTAGAGCATGTCTACTTCTTGGCACATGGTGCCTTGAGAGATGCAGGCATAGTTGTAAAACCCTTTGGAGAGGCTTTTCTAGACACTCTAGAAGCAGTTGAGTTAGCAAGCGACCCAAATTCAGAATCCACAGAAACAGCCTAACCTATACGATAGCAATGATTTCTGTGGAGACTGGATTATCTCCAAATGATTTACTTGATGCTCCAGACGGAGTACTTGAGGCAATCACGATTTACCTTAAAGAACGAGCAAAGGAAGCGAACAGGCCATGAGTAAAGATGCGATAGTGTTAACTGGTTTAAAGGAAACACTAAAAGCATTGGGCGACTTTGATAAAGATGCAGTTAAAGAATTTACCAAAGTCATAAACAAAGAACTGTCTTCTGTTAAAAAGGAAGCACAAGGTTTTGTTGAATCAACACCACCACTAAGTGGTTGGGCCACTCAGCCTGCTCGCAATCCTCGTTCTCGCAATGGTGCAGGATGGCCTGCATGGGATCAAAGTGCAATTAAGAAAGATATCTCAACCTCAAAGGCTGAGGGTAAAGTAAGAAAAGACTATACTACCAGTGCAGGAGCAATAAAGAACAAGTCTGCTGCAGGTGTTATTTATGAATTAGCAGGTAGAAAAACTAGAGGTAATGGTACCTTTATTAAGAATTTAGAAGGACAAGTAGGAACTGCTTCTCGTTTAATCTGGAAAGCAGTAGATAAAAATAAGACCAAGATTGAGCAAAATATTTATGATGCTTTAGAAAAAGCAAAAGCAACATTACAAAAAAACTTAGAAAAGGAGACGATGTAACATGGCCACAGGTGCAGTAATTGCCAGAATTATGTCGCAGTACTCTGATAAAGGGTCTAAGGCTGCTCAAAAAGATATAGCAAGACTTGGTAGAAACATTGATGCTTTTGGTAGAAAAGCAACAAAAGCCTTTGCTGCAGCAGGTATAGCCTCTGTTGCCTTTGCTGGTAAACTTGCAATAGATGCAGTTCAAGGAGCAATGGCAGAACAAAAGCAGTTGGCTACCTTAGCAGTTGCTCTTCGTAATAGTGCTGGAGCAACAGAAACTGCAATTAAAGCAAATGAAGCCTATTTAGATAGCATGGAATTACAGGTTGCAATTGATAATGATCAATTAATTCCTGCTTTGCAAACATTAGTAATAGGAACAGGAAACTTAGCACAAGCACAAGGACTACTTTCTTTAGCCACAGATGTTTCAGCAGCGTCAGGAAAAGATTTAGGTTCTGTTTCAATGGCACTTTCAAAGGCTGTAAATGGAAACTTTTCAGCATTAACAAAATTAGGTATACCTCTTGACAAGGCTGCCGTTAAAGCAAAAGATTTTTCAGCAGTACAAAAAGATTTAACAAAGACAACTAAAGGTGCTGCATTAGCAGCAGCAAATACCTTTGCAGGTAAAATGGAAAAACTAAGATTAACATTTGGACAACTAGCAGATAAAGTTGGCTATGCTTTAATTCCAGTCTTAGAAAAACTTGCAACTCGTATACAAGAAGATGTGATTCCGCAATTAGAAAAGTTTATTAGACTAAATGGCGATGATCTGGTCAGGGCCTTTGATGGTTCAATAATTGCCATTGAAAGAGCAGCAAAAGCAATGGTTGATATTGCTAAGTTTGTAGATAAATTTCATCTTGCGCTTACAATTCTTGGTAGTGGAATTCTTTCAGTTATTGGATACTTAAAACTCTTAGCAGCAACAAACGCATTAAGAGGATTTTTGGCGTGGGCAACTGCGGGATTCAAAGTTTTAAAAACAGAAATGACACTAATTGGTCCAGTAACACAAGTATTTAAAAAAGATATTTTGGTTATGGGAGTTTCCTTATCTAAACTTGGAACAAATTTAAGAGGTTTTAAGACTGTTCCTGGCATATTTGGCAAAATGACTTTTGCTGCTACAGCATTTTGGACAGCAATGTCACCTGCAGCAGCATTTTTAGCAGTTGCAGCAGCGATAGTCGCAGCACTTTTTTTAATCTATAAGGCAGTAGAGTGGGCAGCAGGGAAAATGGCTGCTCATGACAGAAGAAGGGCTTATGAAAGAAAAGTACAAATAAAAGAAGAAGTTGCTGCTGGTCAAAGACTTGCTGCTAGTTATGATAGTGCTGATGTTGCACGACAAAAAGCATTTGAAATACATAAAACTCAGCAAAATGCTATTCTTGCAGGATACAATGTTATTGCTCAACAAGTTAAAGATGCTAATGAATTAAATAAGAAAAATGCATATGATTCAGCAAGACAAGCATCAGATGCTGCAGAAGAAGCAGCAGCCTATCAAAAGAAACTTCGCATCCAAGGAATGGAAAGAGCAGGAGCAGCAAAACTTGCACTCTTCAACAGAAAGATGCTTACAGATGAAAAGAAGATGCTTGTTACTCTGGCAGCAATTAAGAAGAACAATGCTAAGTTAGATAAGGCAGGAATTAAACTCACAGATCCTGATGAGATGACTGCTATCCAAATGGAAGCAATTTACCAGAACCTTCTAAAGGGTGGCAAAGTAATTCTTGCAGAAACAACCAAGGCACAAAAAGCATTAGATGATTTAAAGATAAAAGCAGCACAAGAGTATAATCTATTATTAGTTCGTCAACAGGATATTCTAAAAGCATTATCTGGTGACAATAAAGTTACAATTGAAGAAGTTGGCCTACTTGCAAAGTCCTGGGGAATGTCTGCAGAGGCTGCACAGTTCTATGTAAATCAAGTTTTATCAATTAGTGATAATAGGATAGACACTGGCGAAGTAGAAAGACTTGCTTTAATGTGGTACGGAAACACAGGAAAGTCTGCAAAAGAATCAGCAGAAAAGTATTTAGACTTTTTAAATGACATAAATAAAGGCAACGGAACTATAAGTGCTGAAGGAATTAAGAAGTTAGCACTAAAGTGGTTTGGTAGCGATGGCGAAAGCGCAACAGAGGCAGCCAGAAAATACGAACAAGCAATTGGTGTTTTAAAAGATGGCGAAGTGGGTAAGGACGAAGTTGAACTTCTCATGGCTGCTTGGGGCGAATCAGCAGATGCAGTAGGACTGTACCTTCTTGAAACTAAGGTTCCATTTACAGTTGCAGAAGATGCTAAAGTTATGTTTAGCCCGTCAATCATTGCAGCAATAACAGCAGGATGGAATGCAGCAACGACTGCCCTTCAAAACTATCTTAACGCTGCAAAGAACGCAGCAGGAATTATTATTCCAGTTGCACCAGTAATTCCAGGAATAACTAATCCAAAGCCTGGAGATCCAGTAGTAACACCAAAGGCTGGAGATCCAGCAGCAATTATTGCAGCAGCAAAGTCTGCATCAGCAGCAGCAGCGTACGCAGCAGCCAAGGCAGCAGGAGATATGAACGCAGCAGCGATTGCTGCAGCAGGAGTAAATCCAAGTGCATTAGCAGCAGGTGAATCTGGAGCAATAGGTGCAGCATCTATAGCAGCCCAACTAAGAGCAGCAGAAGCAGCACAGTTAGCAGCAGCAAATGCAGCAAAACAAGCATCATCATTGGCAGCATTCAAGGCTAAGGAAGCAGCAGATGCAGCAGCATCTCAAGCAGCAGCATCAGCATTAGACTATGATGAAAGATCTAAGTTTAGAGCAGCACAAGGAGTTATGGCTTCAGCAGGAGATTCAGGATTTAAGGGTCTTCAGGCTGGTGGAAATACAAATGTATATGTAACAGTTGAAGGCTCAGTAACTGGTGATGAAGACTTAGTTCAAAAAATTAGAGCAGGTCTTTTGCGTGGTCAATACAATGGCCAAACCCTAACGCTAGAGGCAATATAAAATGGCAGCACCAGTATTAAAGGTAGAAATTGATCTTGCCAATGGTCCATCATTTTCATATCCTCTTATTCTTAACAGCCCTACTTATGGAATATTAGATATAAATACTCTAGGAGATCAGGCTGCAAATATTGTAGACATTAGTGATATGGTTATGAGATGTTCTACTCGTAGAGGCCGTAACCGTATCCTTGCTAACTTTGAGGCTGGTTCTGCGACGGTAACGATAAATGATCCTAACTCAGACTTTAATCCTCAAAACACAGCATCACAATATTACCCATACCTTATCCCATTACGCAAGATAAGAATATATGCAGAAATAGAAGTTTCTACCGTAATACAAGAAGTTAACTTGTTTGCTGGATATATTACTTCTTACGACACAGGATTTTACTCAGGAGTTTACGATACCTCTACAGTAACTCTACAATGTGTTGATGGCTTTAGACTCTTAAACAATGTTTCTACTGGAGAAGCACCAATTCCTGGATGTACAGCAGGTCAATTATCTGGTACTAGAGTAGATGAAATATTAGATTTTGCAAATTGGCCAGGATCTCAAAGAATTAAAAATAATGGCAATTCTACAATGCAGGTAGATCCAGGTCAAGTCAGATC